GTGTTGGAGGGTTAAACATCTTAGAAGCCGCACCTGCCGCCCTTTTGGTCATTACTCCACCAATGCCGCCCACGATCAGCAGAACAATGTCGTTCAGCATCTTGGTATAGGCTTGGTCAATCGGAGCCATACTCTTGATGGGCTGAGTCACAAAGGTGACAGAGTAGAGCAAAGCAATGACGATAAAGCAAAGAATAAGTGTGACCACAATGACCACAAAACCCCAAACTCTTACTTCAAATTCTTCAGTTGTTAGGTTTGGCTTCTGGTTGGACATCATTGACTTTTTTCTCCAAGATTGGGGCTACCAAGTATTCAGGGCATTGTTGAGTAAACAAACATTTAGGCTTTTGGCACTCTTCCGCATGGAAGTAATCAGGGTTTTGGCACTTGTATCGGTAGCGGTCTTCACATCCCGATAGCATAAGTGCTATAAAAATAATCAAGTATTTCATGCTTTTATATCCACTTGAGTGGCTTTAACCCATTGAGTCTTCACTTCTTGGCATTTTTGCTGTTGTTCAGCCTGTTTGCTTAATTCTGCCAAACGCTTCATGTTCTGTTGGTGGATCATCCTATGAGCTTCTGACAACATTTGAGCATTTTGTTGGTAAGTTGTAACTCTCATTTTCCCAATCCAACCCTTCCAAGTAAAAGATTGACAATTCTGTCAGACAGATCATCAGGTAAGAACTTCAGAAAACCCAAGAAATAAAGTGCCACACACCCGTAAACGAATATCTTTAAGCACAAGTCAAAGGTCTTCTGATACTCATTCACCTACCGCACCTTCTAGTAGTCGCACAGAAATCCATCAATTCATTGATTCCAATTGCCACCAGAAACAAGACAAAAGCCACACCGCCAATAATCATGGCTAATTCGTTCATTTCATCTTCTTTGGCTTTGGCTTCCTTCTCAGCCTTCTTCAAAGCACTCAACTCTTTGGCATCAGCCAAGTCCATCTCTGCTTGACGGGCTTTAATCTTATTCCAGACATCAATCTTACCTGTCTGCATGAAGAGCATCTTTAACTCTTCCTCAAACGCTCTGGCTTGCTCTAAGGCCATCTCAATCTGCAAAGCCGTACCCATGTTCGAGCCTTTGCCAGACTGCTTGGCCTGAAGCATGGCCTTAGTCGCTACAGACTTGGCATCAAACATCTTGCCAATCATTGGGGCAAGAGAGCCTAGGTCATTGGCAACCTTACTTGCCTTTTTGACCATGCTAATAGCTGACTGTATGCCAGCTAGTGCCGTGATTGGATCTATCATTTCTTTTCTACCTTCTTCCATTCAATACAGTAGACTTTTCGGTTGTACACATCCCCAACCCACATCCACTTGACACACCTGTATTCAATAGATACAGCCAGTAAAAAACTAATTAATTCCATGCCCAGATGATTACTGAGAATGACCAAACAATAAGGGCAACCATACAGACTGCCGCAATTGTTGCAAGCAGCCAGTCTTTCATGTTATCTAGGAAGCAAGAAACGCTCAGTACCATACTCAGGCAACTGACCTAATCCATAGTTTGTCAATGGATTGGAAGTTACTCTGTTTAACAGTCCTGGTGCTTGTGGTTGTGAGCTAGGCAACATATTACGTTGATACATTGGAGATACCGCAAGAGAACGCAATGTAGGTCTTGTTGCAGCACTCAACATAACAGAAGGATTTCCTGCGGCAGCACTTGCAATACCTGCGGTTCCAATATCTAGGGGACTAAAGCCTGGGACACTACCAATTCTTGCTACATTTTGGAAAGCAGTTGGATATGCGGCAGCAGCATTTGATAATGCTTGTAGCTCACTAGGAACAATCTTGCCAGCAGCGGCTCTTTGGCCTAATGTAGCACCTGATACATTTCCAGTAGCGGCATTTAAAGCTTTTTCAATCGTATAACTTTTAGCAATGTCTTGACGAGCTTGTTTAAAGTTTGTCATTACATCTGGTTGATTGAAATTCTTTAAATTACGTTCTGCAAGATCTTCAAGCTGTTTTGAAGCAAACTTTTGTACTTGAGCTAAGCGTATTTTGTCTGGATCTGCAGATCGAAAATTAACATCACTATCTGATCGCAAAACTTTAATTTTTTCAACAAGACCATCGCCATCAAAACGTAATTGTTTCAATTCATTCAAAAGATTTAATTCTTCTCCAGACTTAACAAGACCACCTCTTTTTTGTATTTCTGCAGTCTTAGAATTAATATCATTTAAAAATGGTTTGTCTGCATAGTAGGCAGGGTTTGCTCTAAGTGCATCATAGGCTTGACCTTTAACATCTCGATATTGTTGCAATACTTGAGGTGTAATTTCAACATCAGGAGCAAGATTTAAAGTCTTACGAGCCTGTTCATTAATCAATTGTTGATTCTTTACAGAAGCAATTTGGCTTGTTTGTTGTTTGCCAGATATACCCTCAATAAGCCGATTTAGCATTGATGGGTTTACTTGAGTCGGAGGTAACGTAGCGCCTTCAGCAATAGCACGTTCAGCAACCAATTGAGCTTGTGTTAACTTAGCTGGCGCTCTGGGCGTAGTCAATGCGCTAACAGTAGCCGTAGGAGCAGTCAAAATGCCACCAGCAGCCGCTTCATTCATAACTTGAGCAGGATTAATAGTTCCTGTATTAGCCTGTTGCGCTGCAGCAGAACTTAATGCGGCAGTAGTTGCTCCAGTACCAATGTTCTGTGCTAATGCAACAGTTCTTGGAGCCATTTGTGTAAGCACATTAGGTGTAGCAGAAACAATAGACTTCTGGATAGCGCCAGGCAATATCAAATTAGTGGGATCAAGCAAACCAGTACCAAGCCCACCAACCAATAGACCAGGACGCTCTGTAGCTACCTTGTAAGTGCCTTTTAGAATGTCGCTAATGGATTGTGTAGGTTGAGCAACGGGTTGTGGTTTGTTACGATCAATGCCAAGGTATTCATCAGACAAGCCAAGCGCACTCAAGCCACCCTTGATGCCTTTTGCCATCAAGTCGGCAGTACCAAAGATTAATTGTCCACTTGTAGTCTTGCCACGCAAAACATCTAATGGGTTAAAGCTTGCAGCAACATCTTGTTGGAACTGAGTTTTAGGCTGAAATGCCTGTTGTCTAACACTCTGCATGAAATCAGCAGGAGTAGTTGGCGTTACTTGAGTCTTAGGCGCTTGTTGCTGAGTGCCAGTTAGTGGCACAAAATCATCAGCGCCTACAACTTGAGTAGTTGCTTTAGCTGTTGTTTCTTGTCCGAAAGGAACGAAATCGTCATCAGTTGTAGATTTAGCCATAAAGTTTTGAACCTTTTGAACATAATTTTGAGTCTCTTTGAATGGAGGAATCCCACCATACTTTTGCACATTACCAGGGCCAGCGTTATAAGCCGCCATAACTAAAGTTGGATCTTGGAATTGTTGAGATAACTGGTTTAGATACTTAACGCCACCACGAATGTTATCTTTCCAATCCATCCTATTAACACCAAGGTCTTTAGCAGTAGCACCCATCAACTGCATAGGACCATAAGCACGATCACCAGTTTTTGTCTTAGGTCCAATGGCATTGAAAATACCTTGTGACTCTGTGTCAACAACGCCTTGCACTAAAGAAAGAGGAACACCTTGGCGTTCTGCTTCTTGAGCAGCAAAAGCAAAGATTTCGTCTTTAGTAGCCATTATTGACCTACTGTATATGTAGAGCCATCAGGCTTCTTAATTAAGATAGCACCAGTTGATTTACTACGTCCTACTGTAAAACCTGATGGCATTACAGGAGTACCTTGTGAGCCACCTTGTTGCCAAGAAGCAATTTGCTCATTAAGGAACTGGTTAACCTTTGGATGGTTATACAAACGTGGATTATCAGGAGAGTTAGCCCATGCGGTATAAACAGCTTTAGGATCACCTGTGTAGGCATCAATAAACCGCTGTCTGGCATCATCTTTATCTGCGGCAGCAATCTCCAAGGCAGATACATACTTGGTAACAAACTTAGGATCAGTTACACCAGTAGTAGCCTTATCAACAATGCCACCTTCAAACGCATTAGCATTGCCTTTAATGTTGCTCAAGCCTTTCAAAACACCTTCAGAACGTGTCTTGTTAAGCAAGTTAACATTGCCTACCAATGAATCAAACTTATCACCAACACCAGGAATAGCTCTCATATAAGCTGCGCCTGTAGAGAAGAACTCTGTCAGTTTATTGGGATCAAGTTGTTCAGCAGCGTTATACAAGTATTCAGCAGAAGTCTTACGATCTCCAACTGTCAATGCGGCATCAAGAGCAGTCTTTGTAAACTCATTGTATCGATTTGAAGTTGCAAGATTTACTGCTTCTTGAGCAGGGGAAATCTTAGCCACTCCACCAGATGGAGCGCCACCAGTTGCACCACCAGCACCACCAGTTGGACGCTGAGTAAGCAACGAAGATCTAGGAACAAAATATGTTTTGCCATCAGCACCAACAACTTGTTCAACTTGACCTTGTGCTTGTCCAACAGCTTCAGCACCTTTAATTGCAGTAATTGCACCAGTAGCACCTGGAATTACTTGTTGTGTAAAACCACCACCTTGCATTGGAACAAGCATAGTGTTAGTAGACACTTCAGGAGGAGTGGCTTGGATCTTGGATTGCATATAGTTCTGCACAGGAGCCGCAGAAAATCCACCAGTTAAAGGATTAAATTGACTTACAATGCCTTCTTTTTGTGTAGGTAAGCCACGAATAATTTGTTGATTAGGATTAAGAACCAAATCACCCTGAACTTTAGGTTGCAAGTTTTGCAATGCACTAGTCAAACTAGGTAATACTGCAGCGGCATTTGGATTAGTCGCCAAGCGTCCTAAACGTGTATATGCAGCATTAAAATCAATAGGCTGATTTAAAATCTGTTGCTGTCTAAATGAGGCTTCAGGAGTTGGGTTGTAATCAAAAGAAGTATTCTCTGGTAGATTTGAATATGCTCTTTGGGTTGCTTGTGCTTGAGTTGGGAAAAACTCTTGTTGAATGCCAGATAATTCTTGCAACAAACCTTGTTGTTGCTTTGTCTTTTGCAAGTTTGGAATTATGTTTTGCACAGCTTGGTAGCCAGTAGCAATGCCACCACCACCAAAGATGCTACCCAAAAGGAATTGATTGAGAGCATCATCCTTAACGGCTTTTTGCTCTTCAGGAGACAAGCCCTTTAATTGCTCTTTTGGTAATAGAAATTCCATGATAATTCCTTACTTGATTACGCTTGCACCAAAGCTTGAGCCACTTGACGAGCTTTGCATACCAGAGCCACCACCAACATTGATGCCCAATGCTTGATTGAGAATCTGTTGTTGCTCCAATGGCAGATTGCGGATTGCATCCAACTGAGCTTGAGAGAACTGTTGTTGTACAGCACCTTGGTTTGCAAGTTGATTTGCACCTGCAAACCCCATTTGTTGGCCTTGACCAGCAATGTTAGCAAGCAATCCACTAGAGCCAATACGCTGTTGATTAGCTTGTAGTCCTGCGCTTTGGTTGGCTAAGTTAGCTTGCAAGAAATTCTGAGCATTAGCCAAGCCAACTTGATTTCTAGATGCTTGGTTAGCAAGGTTAACTTGTTGTATATTTTCAGTATTAAGTTGACCAGTTGATAAATCAATACCTTGATTAGCAAGAGCAGCACGTAATGCAGCATCTTGATTAGCTAAACCAAACTGCCCTGCCAACTGCAAGGATTGTTGAGTAGTAGCCAAATCTTGAGCTTGGTTAAGTTGTTGTGCTTGCATCTGACGAGCCAAATCAGCTTCAGAAGCACGTTGTGCCTGATCGTAAGCTTGAGCATTTTGTTGAGCAATAAACTTTTGTGCAGTTTCACCAAATGCACGATTTGTTTCTGCTTCAGCAACACCTTGTCGAGATCCACCAAAAGCTTTAGCAGCAACAGCTTGAGCCGCAGTTTGCTGTTGTTGCAACTGTCTTGCACGTTCTAGTTCTGTCAATCCTTGTTCTGTAACAGCCTGAGTATATGGGTTCATATACTGTTGAATGTTCTGGTTTAAGAATGAACCAGCAGCAATATCACGAATATTAGCTCTTGCTTGTGGAGCAATTGCACCAAGAGCCTCTTGCGCTACTTGTTGGCCTGTTACACCCTGATTCGCAACATCTCTAATAGTTCCACGATTAAGTTGAGCTGCATTAGCCAAAGCAGCCTCCACATCACGGGAGGCTACTCTTTCAGGTTGGTATAGACCTGCACTTGTAGCCAAAGTACCCGCAGTACCAAGCTGACGCATTTGCCTACTATTAGGATCAGCAAACTGGCGGGAAATATCAAAAGATGCCTGTTGGTCAGGAGTAAAACCCGCAAACTCTCTAGGAGCTAGGCCAGCAGAAACGCCTTTAGCAGTCTCTAAATTAGCTAAATAAGCCTCTTTAAACTGAGGGTCTAATTGTGATGACGATGATTGGCTTGATTTTGATAAACTCATCTTATATCTCCGTACTCAAGAAAATTCTTGGTTCAACCTTGTAAATCTTACTCATAACTTTTTCCCACCCTTTACGGCCTGTCATGGTCATGTGGGTGCATCCTTCCATTTTCCCGTGTTTTTCAACAAATGGAAGTATTCGGATAACTTCATCCATATCTCCTGCGGCTAGGAATACATGGATTGATTTCTGCTTGGGATAAGTAATTATTTCAGTAACGATGGCGGTGTTGATACCAGGCCAAAATTGCATTTCATCTTTATTGAGGGCCATTGCGACATCCTCAAGACTATGCGTTCCGTTACCATATTCTAGCGCATTTAATAATAATTGCTCACTTTCCTGAAAGTATGGAACCCACCATTTTGGCTTCCCATCCTCAGTAAAACTACTGCAATCTATCATCTAATACTGCCAAGCTTCCCATCAAACCTAATAGTTCCAACTCGCCAATCAGTTAATCTAACACCCTCAATCTTGGCTGCTACTTGTCTTCCGCTTATGCGTACAGAAGTAGGATTAGCCATTGAATATGGGCCATAGTTATATTCTGTTGAATTAGGATAAAACTTGGTGCTAAACCGAACCTGAACATCACCCGCAGTCTTTTCATCAGGAACTAATCCTGTCAGACTCATGGTTCTGTCTCCATTGCCTAGTTCTACTGGTCCTGACTCAGCAAACAATGTTTGCCCATCATAAGCAAAACCAATCTCATGCTCATAGACGTACCCGTCTGTAGAAACCATAATTGGGTTATTAAAGATTCCACGATCTGTCCCACACGTACGTGCTAACGTACCAATAGCCCAATGATTCTCACGATAGTTGTAAGAAACGTAGGAATCTACTTCATTAGAGGCAGCACTTGGGTAAAACCACCAAATCTCACCATAGGTAGAGTTGTGGACGCAGTAAACCTTAGAAGATTGAGTAGTGTTCATGTTACTAAACACGTAATCTGATACATCTGAATTCAAAGGTTTAACAAAGCCATCGTACATCCAGAATCCTGATCCAGACATCCAAATACAGGCATTATCAGTAGCGGCTACTGCTTGCTTAGAGATAACACCACAACCACTACCAATGCGCTCAAAGCTATAAATGAACGGAGGGCCAATGTATGTGGCAGTATGTACATCCACATCAGTAAACAGAATAGTCGCTCCACGGATGCGTTTAGCGCACATTAAAGAGCCAATAGTGGTTAACTCAAAGTCACCAGCTTGGTTAGTGGCAGCAGGAGTCCACGTTGTATTGTTTTCTTGGTCACACCATTGGACTTTACGTGGATTTCCACCTGCTCCAAGCGCAAATAAGAATCGTTCTTGAGTAACAATAAGACCTGTACAGCTAGTTGGTGCGTTAGTAATGGCAACCGCATCATTAGCAGTATTTAACTGCCACTCAAGCAACTTACCATCTTTAGTTGAACAAGCAACCAGATACTCACCAAAGGTATCCAGACTCCAAGTAGTAGCAGGGGTATATGAGCCTAAATCTGGTCTAGCAACACCATAGGCCGCTGTTCCATAAGTTCCATAGCCATAACCAATTTTAAGTACTGCATCTGCGTCACCCACAGTAAAACTTGTAGGTGTAATGTCAAACAGAGTACCAGCTTCATTCATTACATATAGCTTTGAATGTGTACCAATTCCGATACGTCTGTTATTTGAGTTATCACGCCAGTTAATCAGACCACGGGCTAAACCTGTCATTTGATTAGTAGAACGCTTTCTCCATCCACCTACTGGACGGATAGTGTTTTCGTACCAACGTACTAGATTTGCGCTATTCCAACGTCCTTTAGACTGATATTCAGTCCCGTTTTTGTATACGCCTGGAGGAATTTTTAGTGGAATGTATGCCATATCTGTATTCTATATCGTTGGTAGATTGGACACAAAACTCATTGTGACAATAGCCGATGGTACTGCTGGTCGTGTTGGGCTTGTGCTTGTCCCAAAATGCTCAATACTTACACCAGTATTTTCAGTTCTCCACATAATTTCAATGTAATCGTTTGAATTCATACTTACAAAAAAGTTCAATGCAGCAATGATATGGCTAGGGTCGCCAGTGCCTTTTCTTGCTACCA